TAAATAATGAGCGTATGACAAAACAACTCAAACTCATCCTCGCACTTCTTGCTGTCGTTTCCTTCTCAGGCTGCGGCACAGTTGATGCTACCTATACTTCCGCTAAGGGAATGGGCCAGGCCGCTATCGGTGGCGTAGGCAATGTCGTGGGTAACGGCGCTGCAGACGTTGGTCGTTCTCTAGGCGTTGCTTCATCTGCCGCTGGTAAGGTCGTTTCTGGCGGTGGCGCTATCGTCGGCGGCGGACTGGATCTCGTAGGCGGTATGGTCAAGGGTGTCTCTGACATCGTTGCACCAGCACCTGGAGCTCCTGCTCCAGCTAAGTAATTTAAGGTAAAAACTTTTACACTAACCCGTGGCTCACAGGGCCACGGGTTTTACTCTTTATACTTGTCGTAGACGCGGCCTTCTTCTCTGCCTACAAGGTAGTAGAAGTACTCACGAGTTTTATCTTTATTCGGCAATGGCCTAGAATGCCCAATACCGTAGCCTTCGTAGATTCCCTTGATACCCACAAGTGTAGGACGATCTGGCTCAGGTAGAAATACTTTGCGAGTATAATTGCTATTACGCCAAAGGCGAACATCTATGAAAGGATCATCGTCATGCTCCACCGCTTTAGCTAAATCAGCAAATGCGCAGCGATGAATTACTGTTTGAGCAAGACTGGCATGCTCGTCATTCGTATGAAGATGCCAGCGAGAATTGCGAACATTGTAGTATAGTGCTCGGCCTTCGCCGATCATTCCATAGCCGTTATCTGACTGCAAACGCTTTGCTGCTACTTCTAGATAATTTCTAGAATACCAGTCATCGTCCTCGATAAAAGCAATAGCATCGCCGGTAATGATTTCCTGCTGGCGCATCAGGAGCTTTAATTTGCGCGATAAACTGTGCTTGCCGCGCGTCTGCTCGCCAAAACATAATTGCGTCTGGCCTAACGTGCACTTCGCGGGAGTTACTCCATCATCGAGTACGATCCATTGATGATACGAAATGGATTGACGTTCCATCCATTTTTCGCATAATGAAAATGTCTCGGGCCTATCACACGTTGGAGTTACAAGTGTAAAATTCATCCTTTTAAGTCAATGCGGAATGCAATTCCAGTAATACCTCCACGAGATTTACCGCGAATATCAAACTTGACTTTATTGAAAATACTTTCTACATATCTGTCATCGATCACGTAGAATCCTTTTGGACTAATAATGCTGTCAGCAACAGCACCTTTGAAACTAGCTAATGTTTTAGATCCTGTTAAGCTTTCGTAAAGCAATGCACGTTTGAAATCTTTGTCTGATTCCACAAAGTCAAGAAGGTTTTCCATCAGCGCAGGCTTGTTGTTTTCTAACCAATAATCATAACTCTTATCAGTGATGATCTTACCATTCTTGATAAACTCATCGATGATTTTCTTTTTGCCTTCTTGTTGAATACGCGAAAGATTGCTTTGGGCCAGCATTCGAGTTGGTAGAGTACGAAGTTCTTCGATAATCGATTTGAGCACCTTACTTTTATTTGCATTCTTAAGGTGCGATGCTGCTGCTTCAAACAGTTCAGCAGTGCTAGCACCCTGACCTGATGCTAATTGAACTCCGCCTTCCATCTTAACAGATGTAGAATATACCTTGCTACCAATGCGAAAAACTACATCTGTCTTTGGCTCAGGTTTTGCATAAATCGCAGTTCCAAAAGGATTCTTGGAATCATCAGAATGCCATGCTTCTACAGATTTACTACCAGCAAAATCATTGACATGAGTAACGCATCGCTTTGCTTGTTCGGTGATATTATCAGAAAAATTTCTGCTTAACTTCACGTCTTTATTTCGCTGAATATTTGATAACTCAACGATTGCCCATTCGAGATCTACTCCTTCTGATGCAGCCATAGTGGATTTATTTATGCTGCAGCTACACCGAGTCAATACTATAAATAGACTTATTTCCAGATGATCGACTTCAAATCCCTACGCTCTGCTGCACAATCGCTCACGGAAGCAACCGATGCTCAACCGCATCAGCTAAAGCATATTCATCACGCAGAGGATCGTCCTCTTCTTCATGGCAGCGAGGGATTCGAGCACGCTCATGCAGCGCTGATGCACGCTCACCAGCATATGAAGGCTGGTCGCCATAGCAGCGATCTCACGATGAAGTATGACGGATCGCCTTCTATCGTGTTCGGTCATCACCCAAAGACCAAGAAGTTCTTTGTGGCTTCGAAGTCTGCTTTCAATAAGAATCCGAAGATCAATTACAGCAACGCGGACATCGAGAAGAACCACGGGCATGCTCCCGGCCTTGTCAGCAAGCTTAAGACTGCGCTGAAGCACCTGCCGAAGGTAGCACCGAAGCATGGCATCTATCAGGGCGATGTGATGCACACTCGCGATGACCATCAGATTCATGAGGCAGTATCGTTCACGCCCAACACCATCACTTATACTGCTCACGGCGAGGAAGCAAATAAGGTAAAGCGGGCGCATATCGGAGTTGTGGTGCACCAGCAATACCAGCACAATCCAAAGAACCCAGGATTGGAGCATATGTCTGCCAGCCCTCATGTCGATCATTCGCACTTCAATCAGCATCCGGATGTTCATCTAAAGACTGCTGAGCACGATACCAGCAAGATTGACTATCCTAAGCATGAGCAATCATCCTTTGAGAAGCATATGGCTGCAGCAAAGAAGATCCATGATACGCATGGAACAAAGATGTACTCCGCTACCGAAAAGCATCGCGGTGAGGCAGGTCATCTGTCAACCTACATCAATCACACAGTTCGTACTGACGAGAAACCTTCTGTTGCCGGTTTGAAGAAGCATATCACTGCTAAGTATCAGCACGAAGCAAGCAAGCTTAAGTCACCTGCTGGAATTGCAAAGCGTAAAGCAGAAGGCGAATCTCATGTTGCTCATGTTGAGCAGCACGCAGAACACTATGGGCATCTACTGAATATGCACCATCATCTGCAGCAAGCAAAGAATACTTTGGTGCGTAACCTAGAAAAGCACGAAGGCGGACTGCAGCACCATATCGGCGGCGTCAAGTCGAAGCCTGAAGGATTTGTCATTAACCACAAGTTCAAAGGCAAGACTGAGCCTACGAAGCTTGTTAACCGCGCAGAATTTGCAAAAGCTAACCTATTAAAATCGAGAGCATAATCATGCTAACATTCCGAGAATTCACTGAGCAGCAGGAAAAACTAAATCCGCCTATCGATGAGGCAGCAGTCGATGCAAAGGGCCATAAGAGCTCAACAGGCGGACTGACGCAGAAAGGACGAGATCACTACAACCGAAAGAGCGGTGGTAATCTGAAAGCACCTGTCACTACACCTCCATCGAAGCTTAAGAAGGGTAGCAAGGCATACAATCGCCGCAAGTCATTTTGTGCGCGTATGAGCGGAGTTAAGGGACCGATGAAGAAGCCAAACGGTGAGCCTACACGCAAGGCACTTGCACTCAGAAAGTGGAACTGCTGATGAAAACGTTTGCCGAATTTGTAAAGGAAGCTGCAGCAGCCGAAAAGCACCATGTGCTTGCATTCGGCCGCCTGAATCCTATTACCTCTGGCCATGAAGCGCTCGTCAACAAGCTGCATTCTGTAGCCAAGGATCATAACGCTGGCCATACTCTTGTGGTGTCGCATTCACAGGATGCAAAGAAGAATCCGTTAAGCGGTGAGCAAAAGGTAAAGCACGCGAAGCATGCTTTCCCAGGTACGAATGTCACTGCATCGAGCAAAGAAAAGCCAACGATCCTACACCATACATCAGAACTGCACTCGAAAGGTGTGCAGCATCTTCATGTGATTGCAGGATCTGACCGCAAGGAAGAGCTGCACAATCTGCTGCACAAGTACAACGGCAAGCCATCAAAGGATGGACATCCGGGTTATAACTTCAAGTCGATCACTGTGCATTCCGCAGGTGAACGCGATCCAGATGCAGAAGGTACTACTGGTATCTCTGCTTCAAAAATGCGCGCCCATGCTGCAGCGGGTGATAAGAAATCATTCCATGCTGGCGCGCCATCAAAGATGAGCGCTGCTCACAAGGATGCAATGTACCACGATGTCCGCAAGGGCATGGGTCTGCATTAAAGAAAGTCAGGATCGCGAGTATACCAGCGGGCTCTCGTCAGCTTCTTTGCGCTGACGAAGCGGTAGAGTAGTCCATCCTCGCGCCCATAGGCTTCAATCTCCCAGGGGAAGTCGAAGTATTTGAGCTTCTTGGTATCGTAAAGTTTGTTCTTGAAGAACACAAGATGCCAGTCGTTAGTCTCGCGCATCTCCTTGCTGACATACTGCTTGATATGCACGCACTCATGAGCAAGAGCAAGTAGAATTGCAGCAAGGTTCATTGATGAATCGATCCTCAGCTCAAACTCGTTTTCGTCATCATCGCCGATAGATCCCACGTCAGCTTTATAGCCTTCCTTGGCGAATAAGCCTTTGACGAGTTCGATGTCTACTATTAGTCCATCAGTCTGCTGAACAGTCAGCAGATGACGCAAGTAAAAATCAGCGGCTTCTTGAACTAGAAACCGCTGCTTCTTTGTGCCGCCAGTAATATTGATCTCAGGTTTTATTGGAATCCTTACCGCTAATCTCATCGATTAGCTTCCGCTCTGAGCTTTCATAACTATGAACTAACGCCCATGCAAGCGACAGATTGAACTGATAGAAAGCAATCATGAAGTTATGCTCCCAGATCACGTTCATAAGCGCTAATCCAAGCCACATATATGCAGTAATAGCAGCAAGATTTTTGCCGATAAAGATAAAGAATTTACTCATAGTTTTAGAAACGTTTGAATGTTGCCTTGCAATCTGGACATAGCCAATGGTCGACGCCATCGTAGCCGCCCAGAATTTCTACGCCAATAAGGCGAGAAAAGTAACCGTCATTCGAGGCATATAGATGCCGAGTCTTCTCAGGGATCTGAGGACCGCGCCAGTCTGCATTGCATTCTGGACAGTAGCGTGTAGTGCTCTCGTTAACTCTATGCCTCGAATGATTCATTAGTTTTTAGAGATGATGCCCAGCTCATCGCGGAGCTTGAGCAGATAAATCTTGGCAGCGACCGCACTCTGCGCCCAGCAACCGTTATATCGAAAGTCAGAGAAATAAGCAGAGTAATACTGCTTCTTATGCAGCAATTGAACCACCCATGCGTTCTCGTTGTAAACGCGCCGGACGTTCTTCATGTTGCTACCGCGAGTCAAGCTATACTTGATGCGGATGTTAGGAATGTCGAACTTTTGCTTCTTCATAGTTTAAAAATCAGTGTCAGTAATGCCATTCAGCTCAGGCTCAAGATCGCGCTCGACGCGAACACGCGCACGAGCAGACCATGACTGGTGAGGATCCTCGAAGATGAAGCGAGTAGCTTCAAGCTCAGAATCGCGGATCTCATGACTAAATTCCTCTGGAATGTTAGAATAACTCATAAAATTTTCTTTTGAGATGCTTCCTGCAGCGCAGCGAGCTCGGCACGCACTTGGCGTAGTTCCTCAGCATTCCACGATGCATCTAGTTCCATCTGGAGGCGGGCATTCTCGCACTCCAGCGTCTCATTTCGGTCTTCTAGTCGTTCGCACTCGGCCTTGTACCAAGCAAGATCGCGCTCCAATTCGCTGATTCGGCGAACTGCCTCGTTTGGATTAACCCATACCCATTCCCACGACTTGCTCACGGATGCGCCTCCTTCCAGAGGACGTTGAGATCAAAACTGTCAAGCGGACCGCTGTCAATCCGATCAGGCATACCGAGATCCAGCCATAAGCGGATGTCCTCAGCTGTCATCCGCACGCCTTCGCGATGGTGATTCTTTGTTCTTCTTTATTCATAATTTATTCTTCCCACTTTCCAATAGTTTTTAGAAATGCTTCTGCTCTTTGAGATGCCGTCGCGTGCCAAGTCCAATGGTGAGGCTTGTCGGCTCGATTTCCAACAGTATTTCCAAGAATATTGTAAAGTATATTGTTGTATTCGTAACAGAGATGATGTGATTGAAAGTGCTTTTCTGCTTCGTGCATAGCATTTAGGTCATTGGCATAATACTCAATAAACTCCAACGGTTCTTTTTGTGATTTTCTGCCCATCAACGAAAGACAATCATCGTCCATGTCCACAACATACTCACGCACATCGATATATCCAAGATATTCGGCTATGGCGGTTCTTTGTTTAATTTGGTTCATAGTATCAATGACTTTTGCTCCCACACTCATGTCGGTGTTCCTCCTTCAGTTAGGTGCTGACGCATTATGGCGTCGGCTCCCCATTCTTTTTCTAGTTTTTTGCGTAGTGCAGAAGCTCGAAAGGACAGCTCGTCTACGTTTACCCCCATCATCTCAATAAATGCTAAAACCTGCTCTGGCGTCATCGCATCTACAGCATTCTGAATTTTTGCTGTTTCGACATCTTCGCAAGCACTCTCCAACTGTTCCATTGCGCGCTTAGTCTTTTCAAACGCACGCGCACGAGTGGTGGTTGTCAGTTCGTCCCAGCATCGGATAGCGTGACGGGCGCGCACTTTCAGCAAAAGAACTGGGTCAGTGGGTCCACCCATCGTGTCGTTGTCGGATGTTTCGTCGGATTGGTCTTCGTTCATAAATTACGCTTTTAGTTGTTCAATTATTCGGCGCAGCTCTTCATTATCTTCTTCGAGAACTCTTTTTTCTTCTGTTAGTCCAGAGATGACTTCGCTCAAATCATTGATAGTTTGATCGAGATCAATAATGATGCTTTGCAGATTTGAAAAATGCTGCGCAGCTTCGGCTGCCGCTTGCTCTGCTAGGCTTATTTCACGGTCTTGAGTTGAGTTTGTGTTTTTCACTGCTTCGCCTCCTTCCTCGCGGTGTCGATGGCGGCGCGTGCATCTGCCAGCCAATTTCGAGGGAGCCAAAAATCCATTTTGTCGGCTAGCGCCACAATGTCCTCAAGCGTGGCGAGCAATTCGGGCGCGGCGGCGATTAAGCGTTCATTCGCCTCCAAAGTGGAAGTCTGGCGCAGCGCCCGCACCTTTTGGCGCTCCTGCTCCACCCCGGCTCGGAGTTGGTCGCGCTGTTTGATCAACTCCGCGACCTTTTCTTCCGCTGATATGAGATTTTTACTGTAATCGGATAGATACATATTTATTTTTCAGCAATTAGCACATATCAAACATATCAGCAATGAATTCATCGTCGACCCGTACTTTCGGGCGCGGGAGGCGGCTGGACCACTGGCTGGACCACTGCTGGTGTGGATCTTCCATGATTGCCAGATGGCGGTCCTCGGCAAGGTCAAGCGCGCGATGCCGCGTAGCTGCAGGAATTAAACTTCCGCGCCAGTCAGCATTGCATTCTGGACAAAAGCGAGTGGTGTCTTCATCGATTTGGTGCTTAGAATGATTCATTGGTTAAAAATCTGTATCGGTAATACCGTTTAGCTCAGGCTCGAGTTCGCCCTCGGCACGCACACGCGCACGAATCGACCATGGCTGATGAGGATCTTCAAAGATAAACAGAGTAGCATCTAAGGATGCATCTCGGATCTCATGGCTAAGTTCCTCAGGGACGTTTTTATAACTCATGGCTGATCTTCCTTTCCAAGTATTTCATCGCAGTAGTTACCGATTTCCTCAATGACTTGTGCCTGCGACAATCCAGACTTATCTGTGGTTGAACGAATAAAAATCAGCGCAGAGCGTAGCTGAGACAATTCTCTGGGCTGATCGACAAACATTCTGCGAAGCATATCCTTGTACTTAAGCGGATCCTTAGTGATGGCATCGCACTCGCCGACAGTCTTGTCGTCCCAGTTCGCTACAGCTAGTTCACCAAGAACTGCAATTTTTTCGCGAAGCGCGGCGTTCTCGGCTCGGAGCACGTCCAATTGCTTGTGCAGTTCTTTATGTCTGTCGCTCACTGTCTTATTCCTCAGAGTGGTTGCGCAGATTGTCAGCGCTGTAGCGAGTCATCTCACGAGCTTCAGCTTCGACTTCGCGCTGAGAGACAGGCAGCAGACCAGGGATATCGACTTCCTTGCGCTGCTTGCGCAGCTTCTTGAGCTGGGCGATAACCGCCGCTTTATTGACCTTGAGCTTGCCGTTGGGCAGTTTGGTAGTAAGTTTCATCATGTAGAAATCTTAACAGGTTTCAGCTAAAATGATAGGAGAGAAAGTTACGTAACCCGTTGAAGCTCAGCGGCCGTTAGCGATAGTTTCAATTGATGACTGCGGAATCGTTACCCACGGCTTGACGACGATCTTCCATCTATTGATATGCTTGGTGGTCGTGCGAGAATAGTGTTCTCCAGTGCGGTATAGACCTGTAGGAAGACCGTGCATTGAATCACGCAACCAGACAGCAACCGGCGTCTCGTACGAGAACAGTATAGAACGGTCGCCAAAGTGGAGAACGTTGCAGTTAGGCGAGAGGTTTTCGA